GTTGCTTGTATGCCCCTTAATGTGGATGATCTCGCTTTCATCGTAAACCCCACATATACCGTTGATGGTATCGGTAATCATGTAGGTATCGTTATACACATCGTGGTTTACGGTATTGCGCCCACACAAAACCAAACGGTCTATCTCCAAAGTAGCCCTGTTGTACACTGGTACGATGTAAGCATTACCCTCTAACAACACATTTTCTACGGCTTCTTTCCAGAAGTCAAACGCCGACTTTGTAAAGTCCGGCTGTACTGTTAAAAGATAATGCAAACGGCTATTCGTGTCCTCCACGAAAATGCCGTCTTTCAATCTCATATACAAAAATGGCAAATTAGCTACACTTTCACTAAGTAACTGCACACATCGGTAAACAGTGGCTACCGACAAAGCGGTATTACCTGTACCGAAAAAATTAAAGAACTGGGTATAGTCTCCGGTACGTGGCCCCGGTGTCTGTGGCTCGCTAACTGCGCCCTCTGCATCGGTGCTACGGCTGAAAAATTTTACTATGTTTTGCCAAATACCCATATATATTTATACTTTTTAGCCCCAAAGATACAAAGCAAAAATGGGTAAACAAAATGCGCCTTGGTGCATCGTGGTACACCTTGGCGCATCGTGGTAAAATTATTATTTTATTAAATATTTTTATGTTCTAAAAACTTGCAAATTACCTCTCAAATGTGTATAGCAAACCTAAAGTCATTAGCATTGTTATCGCTCCATCTATCTTGCGGTATTGTGACACTTTGAGCGGCTTTTTGTTCTCCAGATTGTCGGTATCTATCACGCAATTTTCTAAGCAAAAAGCGTTAATAGGGTTGTCGTTAAACTCTATCTTTACCGGGTCACTCCATGCAAGCATCTCGAAACTTTCTACTGGTAGGTTAAAGTTTCCGTAGGTCTGACTAAATGGGGTTAGCACGTTCCTCGCTCCGACTGACTTTAAGATACTCGTCAGCTCCTGCGCCTTGTAAGCATCATAACCGATACGGATAATATTAACCAACTTACTGCGGCGTAATATATCCTCGGTAATCATCGCCGTGTCTATCTTCTGCCCTTTGCAGAAAATAAGATACCCTTTTTCATTCCAAAGCCTATAAAGCTGCTCGTTTGGATGCCCTTTTAACGCCCCCTCCGGGAAATAGTAATCAGTATGCGTGTAAAACTGCTTTGTGCCCGATAGGTACACGGTATAAGATACTGCGCTGAAATCATCATGCACCGACAAATCAAACGCCACGGCACAATCTGGGCGGCCCTGCACCTGATCTATACAGAAATTGCCCAATAATTCTTTTGCCTTTTCGTGGGTAAACCACGTTTTTTCGTCATTTATCGTGAAAATATTAAGCAATTTCGTGCGAAAAGCCAACATATTTTCGGCTGATAACTGGGCGGTTTGATACTCATTTTCGTAGTAGTCCGGTTGCACCGTGATACCCAAATGTGGCTGAACCTTTGCCCACGTCTCCGGGCTGTCCTCTGCATCGTCCACATCAGGCATGAAGATAGATGCAAACATGGTGTCGCTTTCCGCTTCGCCTCGTAGTACTGCCATCACTCCGTCAAGTTCGTGAGCAAATGGGCCATCTACCACATCGCTTGCCGTTGTGATAATGATTGTTAGCGGCTCACGCCTTGGCCCCATTGAGGTAGTCAATACGTTTTTGAGGTCTGCGCCGTTCTTGCCTGCCGTGTTTCGGGCCTGGGCGTATTCGTCCATTATCACCAATGAGGCAAACAAACCATCTTTGGTTTTGGCGTTGGCTGTCAAACATTGTATGAGGCTGTCACGTCCACGATCTTTGAAAGTAATCTTTTCACGATTAACCCTAAAGTGCTTTTCCTTGGGGTCAATATCAAACATGATGTTTCGTATCTCATCAAAACAGATTTTCGCCTGATCGTAGCTATTTGCGCCCACGTATGCCTGGGCGTTGTTATCGCCGAAAAGCATATCATAAACCGCCAAAGCTGCGCACGATGTCGTTTTGCTGAACTTTCGGGGCACGAATAGGTAGGCGGTGCGTATCAGTCTGCGCCCATCTTCTCGGGCAAAGCCGTAGATATTGGCAAACTGGTAGGCTTGCACCGGGGTTAGCTTATAGCGTGTGCGCCCTCGGATGCCGCTAAACCGCAAAGCCTCGTAGAACTTGAAAAAACGCTTTACTCGCTTGGGCTTCCAGTCGTATTTATCAAGCATCTGCAAAAAGCGTCTTACTCCCAATATCTCATACAGGTTGTGTGCGTCTGGGTGGTCTATCACTCCAAACACATAATCGCCGATACGCTTATCTGTTTCAATAAGCGCACGGCGGTAACGGTCGGCGTATGTACTGCGCCCCTGCTGCAACTGCTCCGATACCTCGGCTTTCAGTTGTCGAAATCTTCCTTTTTCTTCTTCTGTCATTAGTCGTCGCCCTCCTGCATTGCTGCCATAAAGTCGTTAAAACTATCGTTGTCGCTCTTTCGTTCCTTGCTCTCTGTGTTCATGCCTAAAGCCCTTAACGCTTTCTGTCCCTGCTGCAACAACTCGATATATAGCTTTTCTTTCGGGTCGATCGTCTTGCGCTCGTTACCCTCCCGGCTATACTCCACGTTTACGGCCTGGTGTCCGTCTGCCATGATCTCATCGCCCAAAATGTCGGCACGTACCAACAACTTAGCCGTAATATCCACTTGGTATGTAAGTTCGGCGGTATATTTGCCTTGCTTCTTTAGCAGCTTCACGATATACGCTTTCTTACTCTTAATCTTGGCGGCTATCTTCTTGTTGTCTTCCTCTGTGGATGGCTCCGGCAAAGTCTGGCTAACTGGCAATGGGTCGGCGGTCTTCGGCTGCGCCTTATCGCTGTAACCTCGCTTCTTGCCCTTGGTCTTCAGGTAGAAGATAATAGCCGTTGTGTCGTTGGCATTTATCGACTGCATCAACTTGCTTTCGACAAAATCTACCTGCGTTTCGGTGATCTCGTCCACTTTCTCCTTAAACTCTGGGTCTGCGTTGTACCATCGGTAATAAGTACTGCGCCCTATGCCTATCGCCTCGCACGCTGTGGCTATGATGCCGTAGCCCTGCGCCAAAGCCTCCAAAAACTTTTGTTTCTTTTCTTCCATGCTGCGTTACTTTTCAAATGAGCGGATGCCGTCGAAGTAGTCTTTGTAAAACTCAAACAGTCCCTTATCAACTGTTATACTTCCCTGTTCCGTTCTTGGGTTAGTGTTAATGTTTGCGCTTGTCTGTATGCCGAAATAAAAGCCCTCATCGTAGTTGCACCCTGCGTATATCTTACTGTGGTTCTTGAATACTGCGGCACGTCCTGCCTCTGGGTGTTCCTGATAGAACTTTTGCACCATCTGCCATTCAATCTTATAGCTGCCCGGGAATATCTCGCCCAAATACATATCAAGTTTTTTAATGCGCCCTTGCTCGTACCATTGCCGCACCTGAAAAATATCCTCTGCCGCCATGCACCATGTCGATAACAAACAATAGTCCAAATCGTGCTGATTAAGCACCACTTTCAGGTAACTAAGGCTGTCCACGTCTCCGGCGGTGATAAAATTGTAGGTGGTATGGTCTTGCAGCTTGACGTACTGCATTGCCTCCAATAACTTGACCTCACTAAATGCCCGGCGGTACTCGTAGCGTTGCGATAACTCGGTACACTCCTTTGTACGTCTATGCGCTCGCTTTGCCTGGGCGGTTGTCTCGGCTGTGGTTTCTTCCGGCTCCACCTCATCGGGTGGGGGGGGCTTGAGTCTGACCTGCGCCAAAGCTGCCAAATCCAAAGCCTGTGCCATCTTGGTTTCCAAACTTCATAAATCTTGTTTTTAATATTAACCTACGCACGTGGGCGTTTTTATCTTGTGCCAACTATGCCGGGGCTTTGCATCTGGGCAAAATCCCCCACGGCCCAAAAATCGGCTCACGTGTGGAAAAGGGGGTTGGTGAGGTTTAACCGGGGGTGTACTCCATTTAAAAAATAGGCCCCCAGGTCTCACCTTGCAACCTCATTTCAAAAATTTATTCACAAATCTTTTCAGGTGCTCTTTGGCTCTGTTCTTCGCCTGAACTTTGCCACACCTGCCCATGTCCGTATGCACCTTAACGTGGCATTCGTGGCATAGTGCTTTGAGGTTAAAGTAATCAAACATCAGGCGTTCTTTTTCCTGCTTCGTTAGTCCATCCTCAACCGGAATAACGTGGTGTACCTCGGTAGCTGCTGCCACTCTGCCCAATTCCTCGCACCTCTCGCATAGTGGCGTATCGTTGAGTTTGTCACGTCTCAATCGTAGCCACTTGGCTGTATGTATCAGCCTTATATAATCTTTATCCTTTGCCATACTCTAATATTCGTCTTTGATGGTTATTGTTGTGTGATACTTCCTTACCAAATAGTTGAGGCTATCCAACAAAGATTGCTGTACACCCTGCTTACCGCTTAGTGCCGTGTTGGCTCTCTCATCTACGGTATTGGCACAAATCAACTTATACACCTGTACTGGGTGCTGCTGCCCCTGTCGGTGTAATCGTGCGTTGGCTTGTTGGTATAACTCCAGATTCCAACCTGTGCCAAACCATACGATATAGTGCCCACCTTGCTGCATATTCAAGCCAAACGCCGTGCTCATAGGGTGGGCCAATAGTACGTCTATCTTTCCGTCGTTCCATTCTCTCAACTCCTTTTCACCCTCGTATGACTTGACGGTATAGCCTTTCAGTTTCTTGGTGATACGTGTTACATCATGCTTGAACTGATAGAAGACTAACACATGATTGCCGTTTGCAGCTTCCACGATCTCGGCTAACTTATCCAACTTCTCATCGTGTATTTCGTGTACGTCCTTTGCCTCATCGTATATTGCACCGTTGGCAAACTGGCTTAACTTATTCATCAGCCCGGCGGCACTATTCGCTAAGATATTGGCATTTTCTCCGGTATGCAATTCGGTAAACTCCAAAACCTTTTCTTTCTCAAACTTGTTGTATGCCTCCATCACCTTTGGCGACAAAGTAAGTTTGGTTTCGTGGGTGATCATGTCCGGCAACTGCAAATAGTCCTTTGCCTGCATTGATAGACAAATATCAGAAATCTTGTTTTTGATGATGTCCTCACACCCCTTTTTGATGTCGCAACGTACTATTACGTTGTTCCACTTGTGGGTCTCAAAGTAGGTTTCACGATACTTCGTTACACTCTTGCCTAAACGCTCGCCCATGTCTATACAGTACATTTGTGCCCATAGGTCTATCAGTCCGTTAGGTGCTGGCGTTCCTGTAAGTCCGATAACTCTATTAACCGTTGGTATTGCTGTACGCATCGCCTTAAATCGGTTTGAGTTAGAAGATTTGAAACTCGTTAGCTCATCAATCACCAACACATCAAACGGCAACTGACCGCCATACTTTCCGACTAACCAAACAAAGCTATCACGTCCGATAACGTAGATGTCTGCTTTAGATGCCAACGCCAAATTACGCTGCTTCTCTGTGCCCATTACCTTTGCCACTTTCAGGCTTTGCAGATGATCCCACTTTTCTGCCTCGGTAGTCCACGTTGTTTCGGCTACCTTTTTCGGTGCTACCACCAAAGTACGGCTTACCTCGCAATCATCCATCAATTGTTGTACTGCCGTTAAGGTCGATACCGTCTTACCTAAACCCATATCCAGAAACAAACCGCATCGTGGGTGGTCTAATATCCACTGCATCGCTGTTTTCTGATACTCGTATGGTCTGTACTTCATTTCTCTGCCCTCCAAACTTTAATTAATTCGTCGATCGTCTGTTTGTTGTCGATTGTATAGACTTCGTGGCCCATGCTTACCAACTCATTTTGTCTTATGGTTTGTATCTTCGTTGGCTTCTTGCCTTTACTTTTCAACTCCACCCAAACAACCTTACCACCGTGTAGGCATACCACTCTATCAGGATAACCCACCATGTTTGCATTTGAGTATTTGAGGCAAATGCCGCCAATGGCTTTCACCTCTTGCACCAAATATTTTTCTATTGCCTTTTCCGATACCTCGGCGTGGCGTGTTATTGCCTCTAACTTCTTCATATTTTCAACTTTCGCCCTGTAAACATTCAATTTTCAACTTTTCTATATACGTGTACGTATGTGGGTAAATATATAGTTTATATAGGTATATAGTATATATAACACTACTATTCTACTTATACTATATTTTATTGTTTACATTGTTTACATATATAGTTATATACTGATATTCAGTACTTTAGCCGTAAACAAAGGTGTAAACAAAGGTGTAAACAAATAAATTATCTATTGTTTTTGTTTACTTTTCCTTTTTTGTCGTTTCTGCCTTTATAGCCCTGTAAACAACTTCGTTTACATTTTCTTTGTTTACGTCTTCACTACCTTATAGGTCGCTTTCGTCGTCGTCTTCCTCTGGTCTGCTAAATGCCCTTTGTGTTCCATATATCGGAAATCTTGCAGACGATAATTTTAGCCAACCTAAATCGTCCAATACCTTATTAACCCTACGTGCTTCGTACTTATACCCTTTATCTGAAATGTTGATGCCCATCATTTCGCAAAGAAATTCAGCGGCACACACCTTGGTACGTATTTTTACGCCTGTTTCGTCCAATGGGTCGGGGTTCTTGATATATGCCCGGCGGCGGTTTAAGTCCCACGTATTCCAGTCGGTCGGTAGCTTCATATCCAAAAACTCCTGTACTAAACCCTGTAATGGGTCGTCGCAATTGTCGTTAAACTGCTGCTGTCGTTTCTTGACTGCTTCCTCCAGACTATCCGACAAAGCCAATTTCTCACCGTCCTTATAGCGTTGCACGGCTTCTGCCCACAACTGGTTACGATCGGCTTGCAAAGCTGCACGGAAATCGGGGTACTTTCTGTACTTAGCATCAACCTCAATTATCCAAAAGCGGCGGTTTCCGGTCTCACCCTTTAAGAAATATGTTTCGTTGGTCGTACCGCAAAAAACGCATTGTCTCGGGTGGGATTCCATCACGCTGCCGTATGCCGGGCGGTACATATCATTCTGACGGCTTATGTAGGCTTTCACCTGCTCAACGTCTGACCGCTTGATACTGCCCAACTCCGGTAACTCGATAACCCAACCGTTTCGGGCTTGCTCCATACCTTTTGTACCCTCCATCGTCACCAAACTATCGCTAAACCAATCGCCGCCCATCACATTGAAAAGCGTAGATTTACCGATACCCTCGGCTCCGGCGATAATCAGGCAATAATCATACTTGCACCCTGGGTTCATCACTCGGGCAACTGCTGCCGTAAAGTGCTTACGTGTCATAGCTCTGTTTAGCTCATTATCTTCTGCACCTACGTAGTCGATAATCAGGCGGTCTAATCTTGGCACGCCGTCCCATTTAAGACTATTGAGGTAATCACGTATTGGGTGTACTCTGTGACGTGTAACGACTGCTACCAAAGCATCTTTGATTTTGTCCTTTCCAGTTACTCCGTACTTCTCATCTAAGTAGATTCTTAGATTTGCATCATCAGTATTGCCCCATTGTGTCGCCTCGGCGTTCCATGGCAAACCACCTGTTATGTAGTTGAACCCATTAAACAGATTTTGCCATATATGGTTTTTTAACCTTGGGTCGTTCTCCAGTATGGCAATAATATTGCTTGCCGTTGATTTGATGCTGCCTTTCTTGTCAAAGTCTAATTCAGCCATCCACTTATCTGTATTTTCAGATACTGCGCTGTCTCCGGCTTCCTCTGCTTCGATGTCGGCAAAATCATCATCGGCCTGGCCCTGTCGTTCCTTTGTTAGTAAGATTCTTACCTTTTTGTCCTTGGCTACGAAATCCTGCATTTTCAGGTACGACGGCAAACGTGTGTTGTCGGTTATCTTCGTGCCCTCATCCTGCACACCATATAGATGTATTCGGCAAAGGTCGAAAGCGTTGCAAAGCTGCTTACTTGCCGGGTCTGTTTCGTGGTTGCTGTATGCAAACTTACCCTCATAGCAAACCAAACCTGCCGCCACACTACCATTAATGTAGGTGTATCGCCCATCGTGGGCGGTCTTCTCGTACACATCAGGTAGAAACGTGTCGATTGCATCCTCTATTGAGTATGCACGGCAAAAAGCACCAATTAAGCCGGGCTTTTCGGTCGGATCACCTACCTTTTTCATTTCGTGTACGATGATGTCACCCTCCCGGCTCGATACTGGCCAAAGTGCCACATCTTTATAGTCGTGGTACTGCTTTAGGAACTCATCAACGTTGCACGCCTTGCCGTCTTGGTACTCAAACACATATTCGCCGTCTCTGCTTGTAGATGGATAATAAAACAATCTCGCTAACTGATAGGTGGTATCGTCGAACACCTCAATATTCAGTTTGCTTGCTATCATCCTGCAAAGCGGCTCATACTCATCTGGGCGTACCTGACGGCTCAATGGGAACACCAAACGAAAGCGTGGGTTTCCGGGTGTGTGTTTGTGCGTGCTGTAAAGCATCGCTGCAAAGTCAAAGTTTAGTGTGAACTCATCCCAAAGGTCGGGCGTACCGTAGTCAATATCAAGCGTGGCAATACTTCGCCACATCACGTTAGCGGTCTTTCGTGTTCCTCCAGATAGGTAGCCACCGACAAAACCGCCCACGTCCTTGATACTGCTTTGTTCCTCCCTGCTCATCTTGGCGTACTCGCTTACGCTTTCCGTGGTTCGTTTTGTTTCGCTGCATCGTTCTACCAACTTCGACCATGTGGTTGCTTTGTTCTTCCACTTCTTAGCCATACGGCTATGGGCTGTTGCTATGTCGATTGGGAAATCATTGTTTAACTTTATCTGTGCCATACGTCAATCTTTCTAAAGATTCATACGATAACTTATCTAAGATACCCTTAAAGTACTTAGCATCTTCCTCGTTGCTTGCCTTGATAGTAACCGGGCGCACACCGATTTTGCCTATTGGTGGGTGTACCACTAATATGAAAGGTCGTGGCTCATCGTCCAACTGCTCGAAAAGGTATTTTAGGTTGCTTGCCCTAATAACCTTAAACCTTATGTATTTGAAATCTTCTGCCATATTGTTTTACTTTTTAAGATGATCGGGTAAAAACGAAAGTATATGCTTTATAACCTCTACCGTCCAACCATTGCCCAACATACGGTACTGTTGTGTTTCTGATACTTCCCATTTATACCACTCTGGTATAGTTTGCAGTCGGGCGCACTCTGTCGGCGTTAATCGCCTGACTTGCAGCCCCCCCCACTAAGGCGTTAATCGTCTGCCCTCCGTGTCCATTCATCAAAGCCGGGCTTTTGCCATCAGCTGCATAAACTCGGTTTTGTTGGTATGGCTGCGTGCCTCCACTTTCACGGCTCGGGTTTATCTGCTTGATTCCGTCTTTTGGCTTGCTCACTAATAAATTATTTTGTTGCCACGAATTAGCGGATAACGTAGGCGACTTTTCGGTATTGATAGCACCTTTGTTTTTGCCACGTGGTCGTTGCATTATCAAATTATCTTTTGCCACTGTCGTTAAACAATTGGTCTTACCGGGGCTCGGGCTTTCCTCAAAGTGTTGTGGCTCGCCTCGGTATGATCTGCCCCTTTGGGCTACACAAATTAAGTCTTTCACACTACGCCCCCCCACTGTCAATGTACACATTTTGTCTGTTTCCTTATGGAAAATAGCCTTAAAGCTGTTGCCGTGTTCCTCCTGACGTTTGTTATATGCTAATAACTTTTCTACATATTCAGGACTAAGGAAATATTTTTCATCGACTTCATCCTGCAAGATGTCTTTTATAAATATGCGTCGATCTGTCGGCTGTGGTATTGCGCTTTGAGGTAAACCGAATAAATCACACTGCGCCAATTTGATGTTAGTCCAATAGATACGTTTTCTAACTTGTGCCGATACCAAAGCACTATTTATATGAGCGCCTACGATACCCAAAGCCTCATTAATAACCGCCTCCCATCGCTTGCCCATTTCAACATTTTCAAGCATAAATAAGATGTTTGGGTTTGCCTCTCGTAGCTCGTTAAGTATTCTGACGTACTCCCAAAATAAGTAACTTTGCCCCTCAAACTCAAAGCCCTGTTGTTTTAATTCCAGATACCTTGTTAAGGTCTCGATTTGTTCTTTGCTTTTGGTACTCATTCCTGCACGTTTTCCGGCAAAACTAAAACACTGGCATGGGCTGCCACCTATCAGCAAATCAATTTTGCCCAAACTCTTAGCGTCCACTTGTCTAACATCGCCTAACTGCACGGTGTCGGGAAAATTCGCCATCGTGTTTTGGATTGCAAACTTATCTATTTCGCTTGCGTAGTATTTATCAATCGTTACGCCCAATTCCTTTAACGCAATTTGTCCGCAACTCATGCCGTCGAATAAAGAAAGAATAACCATATTATAAGTGCCAAATCTTAAAATACCGCCAATCTATGCAACCGGGGCACTGCTCGCAAACCTCACACTCTGATAGCTTACAAACTCCATAACCCGGTTTGTCTTCATCAGGATAGTATGATAGGCACGTTTTGCAGTACATCTTTTTCATAACTGGCGGTATTGGTGAATAATGGCACGGTTTTCGCCGTGCTAAAGATTAAAAACTAAAATATTAAGGGCTAAAAAATAAATGCTGACACTGCCCTAACTCTGAGCGGGTTGCTGGTCTTAGCGTCCCAACCGTACGTATAACCGTCGCTGAGGTACAGACGCCATGCGTCGGTCGCACTGCCCTCGGTAGAAGTCCAATAC